GAAATACCTATGGAGAAATTAAGTCTACTGCCAGTTACTGCGAAATTAGCTTTACCTATTAGTGATACTGTTCCAGTAGATTCGTTTATTCTAGAACCAGTAACATTAACGAAAGCGTTAGGGTTAAATCCCGGGTCCGCGAACGGCGATGCTGAAAAGGGCGTTCCTCCAAAATACATAAAATATAATCCTTAAAAGGAGACTGTGTGGTATGTGGTGGTGACACAGCCTCCATCTAAGAATTATATCATCGTTTAAACCAAGAGGGAAGACCTAAATGTGGACGCTTGTCAAACATATTATCTTTCGCTCCTGGGGTCTTACGATTGTTATAATGCAGAAAAACTTGTACGCATTCTTTGCCTTTGAATTTTTCTCTCCAGTGTTCTAGCTCACAGCCAGAATAAACTAACATATCTCCTGGTTTCAAATCTACTTTAATTCCTTTTTTACCTATTTCTCCAGATGGCTCAAGGTATATTGGCCAATCATCACCAGCAAGATTCATAGTCGTAGATATCTCACAACTAAATCTATCTTTGTGTCTTTTAAGTTCATCACCTTTTTTATAAATTCTTGCATAAGTATATGCAGGATATAATTTTAATCCTGTCACCTTCTCCATTTCTGGTTGGCATTTTAACATTAAAGTTTCCATAGCTATATTAGAATACTGACTGTAAGTTTCTGGTATCTGTTCATCTCTACCTTCATAGTGACCTATAATATTTTCAAAGGGTGATATATATCTTTGTGCTCTACAAGTATCATAAACTTGTTTTTGCATTAAAAAATAATTTGCAACAAATGCAGCTAAATCTTTTGATATAGCTTGACGGATAACTGTATACTTTTTCTTTTTAAACATCTTTAGCCATTTCCTTTGGCACTGCTTGTATATTCCAATGTATAAATCTAAATGGTTCAATACCAAAGTCTACTGCATACTCGTGTTCCAAGTACCCTGGAAATATGATTAGTGTACCTGGTTTTGGTTTAAGATGAAATTGTTCGTGACCTGCCCATACACCTTTTAAGTCTGGTTTCATTTTTAATTTTGTACATCTTGCACCAGTCTTCGGTTCGTGAAATACTGGATAAGAAGTTTTATCACTACATTTTAAAAAGTAAAAACCTGATACGTGTTGGTTCCAATGTATGTGTGCTGAATGATGACCACCACCTTTTTTAGCAAACTCTTGTACCCACATCTCACTAAACATAGTTGTGTATTGAGACATATCATAACCTTGGTGATCTAAATATTCCCAAGACTTTTGACCAATATAATTTCTAAAATCTAAAAAATCATTGTCAGCTGTTAGTGGTGTTGAGTGATACGATCTTCCAAAGTCACCGTGTTTTTTTATAAATTCTTTTTCTCTTTTACGAGCATCACTAATATATTTATTACTTGCTTTGTTTAACGATTTAACAAACTCTGGTTTTTCCTCACTCCATACTACAGTTGGAAAATAACTATTTATAAACATTATTTAAAAGGCCTCCCTAAATGCCATACCACAAGACTATATCTTGTGCCTGATGTTACTGGTTTAACTCTATGCCACACAAAACTAGGAAATACAATAATAGATCCTTTTGGTAATATCTCTTTACATTGTACTCTATGTTTTGATTCGTCTCGCATATGTGGATCATAGTTTCTAAAATCAAATTCTAATTCACCACCTTTGTATTCTGATCCATCTGTTAACTGACAAGTCATAGATAGTTTTCGAATCTTACCATTGTCGGGTCCTTCTTTTTCATAAGGTTTATCCCAACCATCACAATGCCAATCATAATATTGATTGTGTTTGTATTTTGTAAACTGACACGATTCTGATCTGTCCCATTCAAAGTTCCAACCTGCGTTTCTATTAGCTTGATGAACATATGGATGTAATTCTTTATATATCCAAGTATCATTTAACCAAACTAGATCAGAGTTTCTTTTTCTTTTTAAATCTTTTATTTCTTCTTTTTTTAATTTTCTATCACCGTAGCCACCAGTTCTAGCCATAACTTCTTCTTGTTGATTAGCATAAGCAATTACATCATCACAAAATTTAGGTGTCAATACTCCAGTAAAATACCAATAGTAATTAGATATATTCATACGTTATAGTCTGTACGAAATTTAAACTATCCTTTTGATTATTGGTTAAGTAATACATATTTGTTGATGGAAACATAATAAACATATTGTTTTTAAGTGGTATATCCCAGCTTCTTCCTTTACGTCTATTATCTTCATAGTGTATTCTGACCATACAGTCTTTTACTTTTACACCATAGAGTAATGTATAATCTGGTGAGTTTCGTAGATCTACTGGATCAATATTTAATAATGGAATTGTAGTCTCGCTAGGTTTATAGATGTTACCCCACGTTTCTTTGTTAACTAAAGTGAAACCATATTCAAGATTAACGTGATCTCGCATATATGTGTTTAACATATCGAATGTTCGTGAAAACGGAAAATCTTTGTTTTGAATTATTGATTGTAAAATATCGCCTGATAATTTATCTCGGTCAATGTCCCAATCTTTAGGCATTGCCACATCACCATAATATAAAGCTTGCTCTGTTAATACTTTCTTCTGCATACCACCACCATTTTTAATTTATGCTAAACCGTCTGTCAAGTCCCAAGTTGTATTTGCTTCATTCCAAACATAACTCCAAGAATGAGTATCAGCTGTATTTTGTGATTCTTGTTCTGCAGTTAATGCTGGAGCATCACCGATTGGTGATTTCCAACTTGCAGTTGTAGTATCTTTTACCCAAGATGCATATGGTTTTTTAGGCCAAAAAATATTATTATCTTCGTCCCATTCATAACCTATACCTGCATAGTTTCCTCTAAATGCTTTTGAGTTATCACCTGAATTATGTTTATTACCCTGTGTATTGTAAGATGTTTGAATCCACATTTGTGCAGGCCAATTATTATGTGTCTCTAAATATTGTTGTCCTACTGTTTCATCTTCAACGCCATCAGCATTTAACATATCTTTGTTGTCAAGTGTTAATACTTGAATAACTTTACTATTAGCTCCTAGTTTTGCAAAATGTGCCATAATGTTTCTCCTTATATATTAATTTTAATTACCATTCAACTATTGAAATTTGTATCTTATTATTACAATTCCTGATCCTCCAGCAGCACCAGCTCCTTCTGATGGAGATGTATCTACACCTCCTCCTCCACCACCACCTGTGTTTGCTGTGCCTGCTGTTGCAACAGCTGGAGTTGTATTATTTGTTCCATTACCACCACCACTTTGACCAATTCCATTTGCTCCAGGAGTTGGCGCTCCTCCAGGTCCTCCATAACCAGTACCTCCACCGCCACCAGCTCTAGCTACAGGACTTCCTGTAATTGTATTCGTTGCTCCACAACCACCATTTCCACCGCCACCAGGAGTTGATGGGGGACCCGCAGTTTGTCCTACAACAGTGGCACCTCCGCCACCGCCACCTCCATAGTAACTTGGGGCTGAATCCCCTCCTCCACCATTTTTTCCTTGAGCTGGACTTACAGGGGGAGTATTTCCTGTCCCACCAGTTCCGTCTGTACCACCATTTTCTCCACCGCCACCACCTGATCCACCTGAAATACCTGGCATTGTTGGACTTCCTGGTCCACCACCTCCACCGCCACCACCTGCAGATGTTATTGTTGAAAAACTTGAATTTACACCAGAATTTCCTCTAGTACCAGAAGATACTCCAGCTCCACCGCCACCTACTGCTATCGGATAAGATTGAACTGCAACTGTTAAAGACACACAAGTTGCTAATGGACTAGCTGTCCAACAACCAGAAACAGCTGAACATTTAGATTCTCTAAATCCACCACCTCCACCACCACCACCTAATCCTGAACCACCGCCACCGCTACCACCACCAGCTACGACCATATAATCTACTTTGTCATTTGTACCTGTACAACCTACTTGAGTAACTTGAAATGTTCCTGGACCTGTAAATGTATGAACTTTATAATTTCCGTCCTCTGTTATGGTTCCACCTGTAGCAGCTAAAAACGTTGTGCTTAAACTTTCTAAACTTCCAGTAAATACAACTCTCCATCCTTCAGTTGCATCTACATAAATTAATTGTGCAGCAACATTAGCTTTATCAATAATTAAATTACTTGCAGCGCCATTTATATTAGATCCGTTTCTGTTAAATGTTAAATTATTACTGCTAAAAGTCCCTGTATAATCTTGAACAGCTATTACATTTCCAGCACTTGGTGAAGATGGAAGAGTAACAGTTACGGCCTCACCTGTTGTATCGACAAAATATCCGACACCACTTACTCCTGTAAAAGACGCTGTTTTTTTAGTTGTATCCCAAGACACTTCACCAGTAGAACCAAAACCTGCTGCTGTACCAGAGTTCGTGATTGTTGCACCAGCAGGAATTGTAATAGTGTCACCACTATCTCCTAATTGAACTGTACCACAATTTGTTCTTGGACTAATTTTATTTACTTTTACTTCACTCATAATTTACCTATTGAAATCTATACCTTATTATTACTATACCTGAACCACCATTTTTACCAGCAGATCCAGGATTTTCTCCACCTCCGCCGCCTCCACCACCGCCAGTGTTAGTTGTTCCTGCAGTATTATTTCCAGCATTATTGGCAGATCCTGCTCCACCACCGCCAGCTCCACCAGCTCCACCAGCTTGGCTTCCACAAGCTTGTCCACCTGATCCACCTCCACCACCGCCAGCAAAAGCTGTTGGAGTTCCATTAATACTTGTTGTTGCTCCTGCTCCACCTGCT